CGTTCCGCCGAGGCTGCCTACCGTGCCGGTATGCACCTCAAGGGCTACGTCTTCGGCGATGCCGAGGCCCGTCGGTGGTGCAAGGATCACGGCGTCGGCACCGAATACCGCGTGCAGGCCGGTGGCATCAACTCGCTCGGCGGCGTTTTGACCAGCCCCGAGCTGTCCAGCGAGATCATCCGGCTGGTCGAAGAGTTTGGCGTGTTCCCTCAGTACGCCAAGCGGGTCACGATGAACTCCGACACGCTCGTCTTCCCGCGTCGCACGGGTGGCCTCACGGCCCGCCCTGTCGGCGAGAACGTCGAGGTGTCAGCGAGCGACGTGACGTTCGACAACGTCGAACTCAACGCGAAGATTTGGGGCGTGGCGAACCGCACTCCGAACTCCCTGCTTGAAGACTCGGTGGTCGACCTTGCCGATGCCATGGCCGTCGAGACGGCGCAGGCTTTCAGCGAAGCCTTCGACAACTCGGGCTTCATCGGTGACGGCACGCTGGCCTACCACGGTACGACCGGCATCTGCACGAAGATTCTCCTCGCCGCCTACTCGGCGTCGGTCGTGACGGCAACGTCCAACACGACCTTCGGCGACCTGACGATGAAGAACTTCACCGACACGCTGGCTCGGCTTCCGCTGTACGCCCGCAACCGGAACGCCCGGTGGTACATCTCCCCGGCTGGCTGGGGTGCCGCCATGCTGCGGCTCGCCATGCTCCCCGGCGGCTCGTCCGGTGCCGGTGGCAACACCACCGACAACGTGGCGGCTGGCTTCGGCGAGACGTTCCTCGGCTACCCGGTCACGCTGGTGCAGCCGATGGAGTCGGCCCTCACCGGCACGACCGGCAAGGTGGCTGCCCTGTTCGGCGATCTGTCGCAGGCCGCGATCTTCGGCGAGCGGCGGGCCATCTCGATGAAGACCGCCAGCGAGCGGTACATCGAGTTCGACCAGACTCTCACCTTCGCCACCTCGCGGAACGCGATGGTGGTGAACGACATCGGCTCGACCAGCAAGGCTGGCCCGGTCGTGGCCCTCAAGTTCGGCTGATCCTGACACCTTCCCCGGAGACTCTGACAGATGAACCACGTTGCTGCTACGAAGAGCGTCAGCAAGGCCGAAACCTCGGTTGCCCTGACCGCGACGCACTCGCTTGAAATCGACACGCTCGGTTTCGAGTTCGCGTCGATCGATGTCCTGTTTTCGCCGTTCACCTCGGCGACCGGCCCGAACACCGCAGCCAACGTGCTGCGGGTCGCCCAGAGCGATACGAGCGGGTCCGGTCAGGCCAACATCAGCGGCTTCGTCGCTGGCACCGACTTCACGGTCGCTGCCGGTACGACGGCCACCGCTGGCGTCGGCTATGCCCACCGCTTCGACATCGACCTTCGCGGCAAGCGTCGGTACCTGACGGTCTACGCCACCCCGGCCTCGACGTGCGGCGTCATCACGACGTGCCGTCTCGGCAAGGGCGAGGCTGGCCCGATGAGCGCGTCCGAGAAGGGCGTGAGCACGCAGGCGGTCGGCTGATTCGCTTGACACGACGAGCAGAGTAGACGGCGGGGATGGCACAAGCCTCCCCGCCGTTTTCTCGTTTTTGGAAAGTGGAAACTGATGCTGGTGCAAGTCGGCGGCTCGTCGGTGGACGTGCGGTGCGAGGCGATCCTGAGCGGCCCACGGTTCGGCCCGCTCATCAACATCTTCGGCTTCATCGAAGCCATGATGCCGCTGCACATCCGCCCCACGCTGGGGCAGGGAGCGTTCTGGAGTCAGGTTCTGACGCGGATGCTGGAGAAGTTTGAGCCGACCACGGAATACATCATTACGCTGGACATGGATTCGTTCGTCTCCCGCGAGTCGATTGAGCACCTATTCGCCCTTGCGATGACGTTTCAGTGCGATGCCTTGGCTCCGCTCCAGACCAAGCGGGAGGACGGCAGGCCGATGCTCACGCTGCTCGACACGCTCGACAACCCGCCGGAAGACGGCGTGACGCAGGTGCCGAAAGAGTGGTTCGGACACCCCGTCCAGCAGGTCGACACGGCTCACTTCGGCTGCACGATCATCTCGACCGCCGCCCTGCGGCGGATGGCAAAGCCGTGGTTTCACGAACAGCCCGATCCGACCGGGTCGTGGGGGGACGGAAGAATCGATTCCGACATCTCGTTCTGGAAGGCGTTCAAGGCGTGCGGAAACCGCCTCTACATCACGCCGCGCGTCTGCATCGGCCACGGCGAGTATGTCATCACATGGCCCAGCCAAGAGCTTGGGAAGCCTGTCTTCCAATACTGCAACGAATGGCAGGAGACGAGGAAGCCGCCGGAATCTGCATGGAAGGTGGGGTGAGCGATGAAGATACAGATGCTTCGTGCCTACGGGGCGTACAAGGCTGGCGAGGTGCTGGACCTTCCGCAGCGTCAGGCAGAGGGATTGATTGCGTGGGAATACGCCAAGGCGGTTCGCGGCGACCAGCAGAAGATGATCGAGACGGCCAGCGTTGAGCCGAGCCAAGAAACCGCCGACGTGACGCCGAGGAGACGCCGCCAGTGAAACGCTACCGCAGCCTCAAGCGACTGACCGCCCCGGCTGCGGAGCCGATCACGCTAGCCGAGGCCAAGGCTCATCTCCGCGTCGATACGGCCACCGACGATACGCTGATCGCTGGCTACATCACGACGGCGCGAGAGTGGTGCGAAGACTATCTGGATCGGGCTTTGGTGGCCCAGCAGTTGGTCATGCGGCTCGACGCGTTTCCCGAAGAAATCGAGCTTCCTCGCCCGCCGATGATGGCAACCGGCACGGCCACGGCGGTTTCAATCACGTACACGACCGGCGACACGCTCGCTACTGCCACGCTCGCCACGACCTCGTACCGTGTGGACCGCGATGCCACGCCGGGCGTGATCCGCAACGTCTACAACGGGTCGTGGCCGAGCCACTTGCTCGACCAGAACTCGGTGTCGGTCGCATGGTGGGCTGGCTACGGCGACGCGTCAACCGTGCCGCAGCGTGTCAAGACGGCGATCCTCATGTGCGTCCACGAAATCTACGAGAAGCGTGGCGGCGGCGAGATGCCGGATGCCGCCAAGCGGCTGCTCGACAGCGTGTCGTGGGGGTCGTACACATGACCATCGAAGGCCGCATCGGCATCGACGTGCTGTTCCACGACAAGGACGGCACCAACGCCGTCAATGTCCTCTCGCTCGATGACAGTACGCAGTACGCGGCAGGGAAAGCGGCGATGATTTCGCGGACTGTGACCAGCGGAACGATCTCGCTGGATTGGTCGACGTGGCGTGATTCCCAAGGGAATGCGACTTCCATTGGAAATCCGACGCGATTGGCGTTTCGACATTCCGGGTACGGCATCGTCACTCAGACCGACGAAAACGGCGGCCGAGAGACGCGGTTTGTCTCGACGTCTGGCGAAGCAGTTGTGATTCCTGTGAACCCTGCGTACTCGATCGAGGTTCAAACACTCGGAGGACCGGCCACCTTGACCGCGATCATCTACGGTGACGCATGAGCATCGAAGGCCGCATCACCGTTGACGCGTTGCTGCTCGACCGGTCCGGCACCGCGCGGCTGAAAGTTCTGTCGATGGAATCGTCGACGGAGTACGCCAGCGGGCAGGCCATACGAGTGAGCGGCGTCGCGGGGACTTCCGCGACTGCGATCACGTTTGCGTCATACAGAAACTCGGCGGGCGACATCGTCAGCCTCGTCAACACGCGCAAACTTGCTTACGCATGGTCTGGCCCGACGCCACGCAAACTAGACGAGGTTGGCATTGAAGACTTTCGTCTGATGTCGAAGAACAACGAAGTGGCCGTGACGAACCTTGACGGCACGCAACCTGTTCTAGAACTGCAACTGCATGAAACAACCGGGGTCTATAGCATCATCATTTGGGCCGATGACTGATGGACGCAGGAACACTCCGCGAGCGCGTAACGGTGCAGCAGGCGACCGAGAATCGGAATCGCCTCGGTGAGACGCTGCTTGAGTGGTCGGCGTTCGCTGAAGTGTGGGCAAACGTGCAGGGTGTCACCGCACGCGAGTTGCTATCGGCGGGCCAGCAGCAAGTTGAGATTTCGCATCGCGTTCGGATGCGGTATCTAAGCGGCCTGACGTCGAAGATGCGGCTGTCGTGGCGAGGCCGTACGCTGGAAATCATCTCGATTCTTGAGCACGACAATCGCAGCGTCCACGAACTGATCTGCCAGGAGACAGTCTGATGGCAGTCGCAGGCGTGCGTGTCAGCCTCAACACCGACGAGTTCAAAGGCTTTGTCGAGCAAGTCGGGAAGCTCTTTCCGCCGAAGCAAGCGGCGAACGTGCTGGCTCCGATCATTCGTAAGGCGATCAACCCGGTTGCGAAGCGGCTGCGGCAGATCACGCCTGTGGGGCCGACCGGGAACCTCAAGAACGCGGTAGCGTCCAAAGTGGTTCAGTACGCGCAAGACGGCGTGGCGGTTGGCATCGTCGGCTACACGCGGGCCGGTCGTGGGTCGGCACGCAGCGCAGCAGGCGGCAGCGTGCGGGCCGGGAAGGACCGAGCGTTCCACCAGTGGTGGCTGGAAGCCGGAACGCAACCGAGGCAGGTAGCCAAGTTGGCAAACAAGCCATACCAGCGGAAGTCGCCGACCACCCCCTACACCCGCGTCCGCATGGGCAAGCGGGAAACAGTGGTTGGCAAAGGCATTGTTCACCGGGTCAGCGGCCAGAACGCCTACATCGCGTCCTCGTACAACAGGCTCGGGCCGTTCAAGGTTTTGGCAACAAACTCGGACGAAGGTCGAGTTCAGACATATCCGGCGTATCCCAAGGCGTTTTTCAA